AACTGCTAATAACCCAGTGCCTGTCGTGTTTGCAAGAACTAAGGGCAAGCCGCTCAAAGAGAGCGTTGGGTCACCGCTTACCCCGCTACCGTTGGTCAAAGACAGCCCAGAACCGCTCACAGCGAACGATCGCGCCGTGATGGTATTAGCAGCAGTCTTAACAACGATACCCGTGCCTGCGCTCTCTAACGAAGCCGCAGTGCCATTGAAGGCAATTGTGTAAGAACCTTGCGCACCACCGTCTGTGATACCGAGCCCGACACCAGTTGAGAAGTACCGACTGTTGGACAAAGTCGTTTGCAGACCAACAGTTAAAAATGTCTGCGTGAGCGACGGGCTCGACGTAATTGCAGAGACAGTCGTTTGAACCGTTAATCCGTTCTGGACGACAGGCACTAGCTCAGTGCCGGTGATGGCCTGAGCTGCGGGTAGGGCTGTGATCCTGACATCTGCCATGTTAAGGACTCAATATATCTAAATTACCGTCATTCGGCGTATTCGCTTGCTCAGTTGCGATCCCGACATCGTCTTCGTTCTGTATGTCAGGGTCAAGGATGATGTTGTTATGCGTCTGCGCAACATCCTCATCTGGGCGAGGAAAACGTAAGCTAATCTTTTCAGACTGCCTTGCCGGCAACCTATATGGGTCAAACTGGTCACTACACGACTCAGAGCAAACCTTTATAGCGGGTATGTTGCCGTCTGCACGCATGTCGCTATAAGCTCTTTTCATCTTGCAACGGTCGCATATGAAAACACTCAAACTACTGTTGCCAATTGTATTCAAAAAGCGAGGCATTTCATACCCCTATCTCGTGTACATGCTGATATTGGGCGAGATCATAATGGGTGACTTGTCGCGGTTCTCGTTCTGCGCCAGCATGAAGTGCTTCTCATACTGCTGCTCAAGGTACGTTATACGCGCGGCATCAACTTGCGGCAACTCCAACGCCATCTGATGCGCCAAGCCGTTTTGAATCGCCATGTAAAAGTACTGCGGGATCTCAATCTCGCCGCTCAAATCACCCACGTCTTGGATGTACCTGTTCAGCCAAAGCTCGAGCTGCGGGCTGATGTTGTCAGGCACTGGCCAGACTTCCATGTTGGGCTGAGGGATCGTGCGATTGAACCAGTACTGAAGGGGTCGCAGCGCTGTAAACGAACGATTAGGCAGTGAGCTGTAGTCGTCACGATTCATGCGCGACATGTTAATTGACATCGGCATGGTGCCAAATACAACCTGATAGAAGCCCATATTGACACCCGCAGTCTGCTGAATACGCCAAAAAGGCGCTGTCTCAGAGGGGTCAAGGTCGTAATAAATCCAAGTGCCAGATGCCCACGTCACCGCGCCGGGTGCGTAAACCGTCACCCAAGTTGTGCCGTCCATTGAGTACTGCAGGTTCACGGTCACAGAACCTGACACCGCAGGCAAGATACCGATCGTGCTGATGTAGACAGGGCTGCTCGTGCCGTTTGCAATGCCAATAGAACCCGTGTTGTTGCTCAGTTGACATATCAGGTCACCTACGCCGTTAAATGCGTTCAGGGTCGTTCCTGACGTGCTGTTGGCACCCGTACTAATGTTGGTGAGCGTGCGGTAGTTGGCGTTGAGCACGTCAACCGTGCCCACGGGCAGGAAGTACTCGTACTTGTTTGGTTGCAGACCAATGATGACTTTGTTGATCGCCCAGTAGTTGACGCCGTAATTGCTCAGGCTTGAGAGCAGGTAGTACAGGCTCTCCTTAGCGGCTTGCACCTGCTCGACAGTCAGCTCCTCGGCGAGCTTACCCGCACGACGTGCGCCGTGATCGATGAGTTGCTGAACCGAGATCGTAGTCTGAGAGACTGTGCCGCTAGTTGACATTAAAAGTTCCTAAACGATTTGACTTTTGCTTTAATACTTTTTGGCTGCGCCACAAACTGCTTACCTGCCGCCTTACCTGCTCGCTTTGCCTTGGTTGTGGCTGCGTATTCAGCAGAAGATAATGCCTTAATTGCCTTCTCTGGTAGGTACCGCTCACCCGTTTCCGAGGATTTTTTACCAGACTTTGTAGTCCACTTCTGTTCGCCCCAAGCCTTCAGAGATTGCTGAGGCTTCTTAATCACGGTAGCCTCCGCCTGCGTCTTTGTACTTCTTTGCCACTAACTGCGCCTTGCGAGCGCTCCACTGCCCAGCGCCCGTGCCTTGTACAGCAGCCGACTTTACCTGAGAAACGATGCGCTTGCGCAAGTCAGGCTTGGTGTAATTCCCCGCCGCATTGACGGAGCCACCCTCTTTCTTTGCCAACATCATCTTCTCAACCATCGCCACTCGCTGTGGCTTCGTTGTAACCTTTTTTATGATGTTCTTGCGTACAGCAGAGGTCTGATTTTTTTCGTAAAAACCAGCCTTATCTAGCGCCTTCTTGGTGACCGCTTTGGGATTTTTGGGTGCAGAGGGCATCAGCATTTCCACCTTTTAAGTGAGGCGGCTTTGCGCGTGGGCTTGCCGCTCTCGTCTTTCATCGGGCCGGGCATCCCCGACATTCTGGCGCAAAATGATTTCTTGCGAGCGCCGCCTTCTGGCTGTGGAGCTTTTAAGTTTGACCCTGTTGCCGCGTTCATCTTGGCGCGACCCTTTGCGGTCAATCCTGCGCCTTGGCTTGTGGGTAACTTCTCGCCACGACCGACCGACAGAGATACGCCGCCAGACTTCATCTTCTTGTCGGCTTTAACAAACTCTTTGCCAACCTTCTGCGGCACACCGCCAAACCCACCCTTAGTGTGGGCAGCGGCCTGCATCAAGCGCTTTTGGGCGGGCGATTTGCTAGGCATGACTAGCCACAGAAAATTGTGACCGATGCGCTTGTTGGCAACGTCACATGAATGTTGGTGTTGAAACGGATGCCGTTGCCGGGAATAATTGTTGAAAACGGGTTAGTTGGCGTGGCGGCAATATTAACTTTTAAACGAATCGTGCCTGATGCGCCGCCATCACGGAATACAATTTCACCCGCAGTGCCGCCTGTCAAGAGTTGATAACCCGCAAGGTTCGTTGCACCTGCGTAAATAGTGCCAGTTGCGTCAGCGTGAGCTGCAAAGACATTGGTTAGTGTGCTCAATTCAATCTCCAAAAAGCAAGTTGAGGCGACCGTAGCCGCCTCGGTTTAGTACTAGCAGTTGCCTTTTTTCATCGCCTTGAAGCCACCGCCGTCTTTGCACGCCATCACAGCATGACCGCCGTCTTTGTACTTCTGCACGACACCACCAGTTGCGTACTTCTGAACAACGCCGCCGGTTGCGTACTTCTGCACGACACCGCCGGTTGCGTACTTAGGCATACCGCCAGTTTTAAGACCCTTGTGAGCCTTAGACGCTGGCTTGCCCTCATGAGACATCAGCTCTTTCTTGATGCCCTTGATCTGGCGCTCTTCTTTCATGTGCATCGCCTTGCTCTCAACTTCGCCGCCTTTCTTGCGCATCATCGGGGCCGCACCTGCACGCTGAGCCATCGCAGCCTCGAGCATTGCTGCCCGTGGGTCAGGGCGACGACCCATTGCTGGGCGACCCATTGCTGGGCGCGAGGGCATAGCACGACTGCCCATAGGCGTTGTAGCAGCGGCTAGAGGAGCAGTAGGCATTGCACCGCCCATTTGCATCTTTAGCTTGCCGCCTTTTTTCATGCCCTTACCGGCCTCATCAACTGAGGGCTCGGTAGATTTCATCATCTTCATCTCTTTGAAACCCATGATCTACCCCTTAGGCTTGTGTGACGCCGAGAGCGCCAGTACGGGTTGAGTTCGGACCAACAGCGATCGCTGGCAGCAAGATTCCCATTACGGTGCGAACAATACCATTTGAAGCAGTGGCAGGCACATAAGTCCCACGCACGTCGCCTGTGGTGGTCGTTGCGGTTGCAGTGTCAGCGGCGACAAACGTACCAGCATCTTGTGCCAGTGTGTTGTTGCTCTTAACGCTTGCAACGTAAGCCACGTTTGCAACACGAACTGGAAGGCCTAACACGTTGGATGTGCCAACAGTCAGGGCAGTACCAGTAGCGCCACTCACGCTCACAGAGGTGATGAGGTAGAAGGCTTTCAAACCGCTCACAGCAGTACTCACAGCAGCGCTAGAGGTGATTGCCTCGCTCATCGCTTGACCGTAAACGTCAAAACCAGAGACAGTCACAGTCACTGGAGCCACGCCCAAGGTGTAAGTCAAGCCTGTTGGTGTACCTGCCGTGGTCACCACCGCCGCACCTGCTGTAGTAGTAAGCGTTGCAGAGGTCGCTGTTACAGCGGTCAGGATGTAAGTCGTTGGGTTGGTGTAGCCAGTGATAGTACCTGTGCCACCTAAAGTGCCAGAGATAGTCAAACGCTGACCAGTTACCAAGCCAGATTGCGAGGTGAAGGTGATCTGACCGCCAGTGCCTGCAATCACAACGCTTGACAATGTCGCAGCAGCGGCAGTTGCAGTTGTTACGCTGACACCACGAGGCACATCAAGCGCAAAAGCAGCAGTGCCGGCGGCATTAGTAATTGACTTAACATTAGTGCCGGCCGTTAACGTCAAGGCACCTGCGGCGGCAGGGGTTTGTGAAGCGGCAATGTTGTTTGCAACAGCGGCTTGAGGAACAATATCCCATACGTAGATGCGACCCAATGGGCCAACACCAATGCTCATTGGGGATGGATTGTCAAAAAACTCTAAATCATGCAAAGTCAACGCAACAGTGTTTGCAATGTTGATTGCTTGATTGAGGGTATAAGTGCCAGCGCCACCAGTACCAGTGCCAAAGGCAGTGATGTAAGTACCGTCAGTCACGCCTGCGCCATCGACATACATGCCGACGACGATTGGTGCGCCAAAGCCCACAGATGTGATTGTCAGGGTTGTGGACGAAACGCTACCAGTACCACCAATTGCGGTGGTCGAATAATTGCGCAAACCCGTACCCATAAAAGTTGGTGCAGAACCTAAGAATAGGTCGTCTGAAAATTGGGGCATTTTAAATCTCCTGTGGCTTGAACCACTCGGTTGATAGAAAAAAGGGGCTAATCTTTTGGACTAGCCCCCGTTACTTTACACGCCGGGCGTGCCGTACACTGCGCGAGGATCGGTCCAAGAGATTGTATAGCGTTCAGTTGCCTTATAACGCATACTATCCGTTTCGAAGTCGCCCTCCATCGTTTTCTCAAGACCACGGCGCATCATCAACTTCAGACCTTCTGGCGCGTCAGTCTGCACCCACCAGTTGGTGGCTGAAGTCAAACGGCTCAGTACCGAAGCGCCCTCGGGCATCAGGCCAATCGACTTGACTGGGTTGATGTCGTTGTTGGCGGTGCCGGTACGGAGCACAGACTTGAGCAGAACTTCTGCTTGGAAGACGTTGCCGGGTGCAACAATCAGCTTCAGCGGCTGAAGACGGATCTTCTTGCCGTTGTTGTCCACAGCTTGGCGCACTTGGATGAGCATCTGCTCAAGCGAAGTTTGCGACAAGTTAGCTGCGGTCGTGAGCTGGTTGCTGAACACGCCGTTGACGATCGGGTGCGAGGTGTTGGTGAGTGAAACGCCATCGCCGCCGACGTAGCTGCTATTGAACGCACGGTTCAATACGTTAGCTGCGAGCAGTTCTTTTGTCTCAATCAACGACTGTGCCAAGTGCTTGGCATAGACCTGACCGATACGGATGTGATCGCCGTCCTCAACCAGAACTTTGGTCAACGCGAAGGCTAAGCCGTAGACGTTGTACACATAGCGCTGGAGGAACAGCACGCCGCCCTGCTGGTACGAGACGGGTGTGCCGTCAGGTAACTGAGGAGCCGCGCCGAAGCCGTACAGGACGGGTTCTTCGTGGTAGTTACGTGGGATGCCCATTTGCTCGCGGAACACTGTGCTCCACTCATCGGCTCGTTGGTCATAGATTCCGTCGAAGCATTCGTTGAGGATTGGCTCAACAATCGATCGGAAGTCCGTACTGCGCATTGGAGCTGCCATTTGTCATCTCCCCTTAAATAGCGTTAACAGTTGCGACGAACTGGGGCTTGCTGACTTGGACACGAACGATCACATAAGGATCGCCCCAGTTGTTATCTGGGTACGGTGCAATGTCAACAATACGGAACTGACCAGCGCTACCTGAACCAACGAGCGATGCCGACAGAGTCATCTGCGACAAACCAGTGGTGGTAGAACCTGCAGTGAAGTTGCTCAAGTTCGCTTCGTTACCGATAGCAGTTTGAGCCATAGTTGCGTCAGTCTGGATTTCATAAACGATTTGTTGGTCGTTGTAAAAATAGGCGACGACGCTACCGGCGATTGCAGTGGTGCTTGCAGGCCAGTAGTTAGAGACACGGCGACGACCAGTTGTGTCAGTCCACTCGACGCCTGCGAAGGCACCAGAGACTAAGCCGCTGTTGGTTGTTGTGTCCAGAACTGGCAAGATGACGCCAGCGTTTGGCGAGTACTGAACAGCCTGACCTTTTAAGATCGAGGTGCCGTAGCCCGAGGTGATGCCATTAGCCAGAGCTTGTGCGCGTTCCAACCCTGTTGGGAAATACGCAGGTCGCAGGCCAAAAGGTGCAGAGGTTGCACTCATAGGATGCTCCTAAAAACGGTTAAAGGGATAATGTTTTCGCTTTTTACAAAGCTACAGGCAAAATCATCTAAAACATGATTTTTAGGACTAAATTTGGTGTGGATACCTGCTTTTTACAAAGCGGGCATCCATATGCTGCATATTTTAATACTAATTTTTTAAAAGTAAAGCAAGTTAACTAAAGTGTGGCAATTTCACGTTACTTTCATCTGGCAAGCCACCCTCGATGCTGCCCGCGGCCTTACCTGAGCGGTCGCGCTGACTCACGAGCTGCTCTTGGTCGACGCGGATCTTGTCGGCCTCGTCCATCGGCTGGTAGTGATGGTGCTCGAGCATGATGTCCTGATAAATATCCATCGGCATCTTGCAAAGCAGCATCTCGTTGCACATGATGTGGCCAGACTGGTCGCCTTCCTTGACCTTGTACATGTCGTAGCCGGGCATCTCGTCGGCTCGCACAGGCGTGTAGCCTAGCGAGAAACGACGATGAATTGGGTCGTACTGGCTGTTTGTGGCGAGCCAGCAGAGGTGAAAGCCGGGGATCTCGGGGATGTTTGGCAACACGGTCTGCTGAAACTCGTTACGCGCACGACGACGCTCACGCACGATCGGAAAGTTCTCCTCGGGCGCTGCACGCGATGCGTCTTGCTCGGTACGGTTGTTGCGGCTCTCGCCAGCACTTCGTTTTAAGCGGCTATCCATTATGTATTCCTTTTGTTTTCACGGTCATATTTTGCGTAGGATTTGATCATCTTGGCGCGTTGATCGGGGTTATCCCACGCGCCCATGTCCTTGATTGCCTGCACGCGGTCAGCAGAGAGCCTGAACTCGTTACCACGCCCAGTCGGCGCAGACTCGCGCCCAGAGCCTGTCATGCGTGGGCGTTGGGCTGCACGGGCAGGTGCTGCAGTACCGGTGCGGTGAGGCAAGTACTTTGACACGCGATCATCAAGCTCTTCCCAGTAATCGGGCGAAGATGGGTCATAACCCTCGTCGGTGAGCTTTTTGTCCAAACGCTGGGCGATTTCCGAGTCCATGTCCTTGGCCTGTGGGTCGTACCACGGGTTGCGCTCCATCCACTCGGCGGCGTTGCGCTGAACGGACGGGTCGGGCACGTTCATCGTGGGCTTGGGTGGCTGCGACATCTGGCGTGTTGCCTGATCCTTGATGTTTTTCAAGGATTCGTGCTTGCGCTGCGACTCGTACATCAGCTCCTGAGCCTTGACGACTGCGTCACCGTCCTGATTTGCGACCGCCTCACGCATTTTCATCTTTGCGTACTCGATCTGCACCTCGGTGTCGTCAATCGCCTTGTCAACACGGGCTAATTCAGCCCCAGAGGTGCGTTTTTCAAGGTGCGCCAAGCGCTCCGAGAGCTGCTGGTTCTGTGTGCGCAGGTTATTGATCAGGTGGCTGGACTCTTTTGTCTTTTCACGGTGAATAGACTTCTTGAGTCGACGCTCTTCGCGTCGGGCAGCGCGAATTGCCTCACGATCGGGGTCTTTATCAAGCCCGTCGTTGGCATCAACGTCACCGCCCTCGGCAAGTTCAACCTTTTCGTCGTTTTCGGGCGCTTCGCCCTCGGGTAACTGGGCGATCGCGGAGCCGTCTTGCTCCTCGTCGACCTGCATTTCCATTTTTTCTGTCGGGTTCATACGAATTGCCTCATGGTCAAGACTTGGTCAGGGTCAACCTTCGCCCATAACTCAAAATCGTTCAGGATTTGCAGTGAAACTTGGTCTTCTGCGTCGTTCGGGTTGGGCACCGTGAACCGGTCGCCTGACCAGCGCGGTACGCGCACGTAGTCGCCGACTGAGCACCAAATTCCTTCGCCCCATTCGGATAAAGTGTCACGGTTTTTAAATGCGATTGGGCCAAGCGCTAAGACCTTGCCGATCATTGACTGCGCACGCTCAGTTTCGCGTGTTTCTTCAACGAGAATGATGCCGCCTTTACTCGCTTTTTTTACGCTTTTGAGCTGCAACAACACTCGAGCGCCTAGCGGTGTGATGCCATGCACACACTGCGGAAACGCTTCATCTAACGTTTCAAAGTCCTTCATACATACTCCTAAAAGCGCCATTCGGCACTTGGTTAAAAGCGCCATTCGGCGCGGTTGCACTACAAATCCTCGTCCTTCTCAGTCAAGATGCCGTCAAGTATGTCTAAGGCTTCACCAAGCCCTTGATATGTGCCGACCATGCGGTGATAGGACTCAATATTGATCGCGTAGCCGTCAGCAAGAGACAGCGCTAACTCTAAGCGCCGTTCTTTTAGCTTGCCGATCAGCTCGCTGACTGGGTTAACGGCCACGGCCTGCTGCTTTACGCACAGGGATGCCGATAGCGATCGTTAAGCCCATGCCTTTTTTAGGCACAGCGCCACCCTTTTTAAGGGTTGCGATCTTTGCGCCTGTGGCTTTCATTGGCTCTAAAACGCCGCCCCTTGCGGGTAGGTTTGCTGCACCGCCCTCGGCCATCACTGCGCCGCCCTTGGCGTACTTTTGAATGACTGACTTGCCCTTAGCCATAGGCACAGACTCGCCCATTGCCATGCGTTTGTGCTGCGAGATTGCTTCTGACATGATTAAACTCCTTGAGGTGGTGCTTCAGGTTGGGATTGTTGCGCTGCTTGTTGTGCTGCTAATTGCTGCTGCTGTTGTGCTGCGAGTTGTTGACGTTGTGCTTCGTGCTGCTGCTCAAGCGTGAGTAAGTTGATGTCGTGCGTGAGCTCTGCCGCCTTGATTTGCTGGTCGGCGACGTTTTTCTCCTGCTTGGCCTTCGTATCGGCAGCCAGTTTTGCGCCATCAAGCTGTAAACGAGCCTGATCATCTGCGGCCTTGCGGTTGGTCTCGGCCATCTGAGTCTGAACCAAGGCCTGCACTGACGGATCAGTCGGCTGTTGCTGCGCTTTAAGTTGCTGGATGGTCTGGATCATCTGCTGCATGACAGGCACAACGCCTGCAAACTGTTGCTGCGTGTCCATGTGGACGTGCTGCGAGCTTGCGGCAAGCAATTTCTGCGCCTCCTGAATGATAGGCTGCACTTTCAGGATGTCAAACGACTCACCCAACGCGTCAGACGCATACTTGTCCATCGAGTTCAGGTACCAAAGCGTCAAGTGCTGCTTGAGATGCTCAAGCATTTGCGGGATAAACACGGGTGCCATGATCGGGCTCGCCCCGTACATGGGATCCTTGGCGTAATCCAAGTGAACCTGCAGGTGAGCCAAGTGCTCTTGGTTGGGGAACGCGCCCACGGGCTTACCAAGCGTCATGGCGACGTTCTCAAGCGCGGGGTTCATCTCCTTAACGTCTTGCGGATCAGGTAGCACTTCATTGATATCAGGAAGCTTGATCTGCTTAAGAATTCGCTTTTCAACAGCCAGTCGATTGTATAGGTCTGGATTCGCCTGCGCGCGTGCGGCGAGAGCCTGTACTTGTGCATAGCGTTGTGACTCCGCAAAGATGTGGGGATCAGACACTGGTACAACGTCAGAGTTCTTCTCAAAGTCCTTTGAGGTGACGCCTAACTCTTGGCTCATCTCGTCAGGGTTGTCATCCAAGTACCAGCGGTTCAAGCGCCCGATGATCTTGAGCACTCGCGCCTGACTTGTATGCAAGCGTGCGTGAATGGCGCTGAACACTGCAGCGCCCTGCTCGATGAGCGCTTGGGTGGTGCCTACAGGAGCACTGGATGTCACGTCAGCGATCTTTTCTTCTGCTGTGGTCACTACACCCTTAGCCGCGGATGTGAGCCAGCCAAGCAACTGAAACAGCACGGCTGAGGGCTGGTTAAACGGCATCGGCATGGCGATCTTGCGCACGTCGTCCACGCCCGGTGCACCTTCGATCTCGGTGACTTGAGTGGGTTCGACGACGATGCTCTGACCAGACACCTTGCCGCCCTTGAGCTTGAGCATCGTGGGGGCGTTGTTTATATGAGCAGAATCAAGCAGAGCCCGCAAAGCACCAGTAAGAGCAGCAGACAGACCGCCAATAAGATGGGGCAAACCAACGGCATACGCACCTCGCCAAGGGATGAACTTAAACTCAACGATCCAGTCGAGCTTAGTCATGAGCTCGTCGCCGTCTTCCCAGTTGCGGTACAGACCCACGACCTCAGAAGACAGGTCATCAATCATCAGGATGTAAGGCGCGCGCTCGCCCTTACTCTTCTGGTCGTCTTCGAGCTCCATCCACGTGTAGATGTGAAACACGCGACGCACGCCGTCAATGTTGTCGGCCTCACTCTTGCGGCCTTCAATCTTGTTGTTCGCCTTCTCAGGCTTACTCTCCTCAGGCTCTTGGCTCGCACGGTAGATGTCAAGATCGATGTACAGACCTGATGAGACGCGAGCCTCAAAGTCGTCCTGCGTGATGTCGTTGACCTCGGTCACACGGCTCGCGGTGTAAAAGTTCGCCGCGGCAAAGGGCAGGTACACGTTATCGATCGGCAGGAACTCCGCGCAGGGGCGGCGCTTGCTCTCGTCGTACCAGATCTTCATGTACTGCGAACCACCAAGTGGAAGTTGGGTGAGGAGTTGTTCCTCCTCGTCGCGGTACTCTTCGATCTTCTCGGTCAACTGGTAGTTCATGTAATCGCGCTTGCGCTCGGCGATCATCGTCTTCTGCTCAGTCACTTCGCCTAGAATCTTTGAGCGCACCGGGCCGTCAGGCGGGAAGAGCTCCTTGATGGCGCGCGCTGCAAAGTCTACGCAACCCTCGGCCATGATCGGATGCACGACCTTACTCGCCCCCATAAACGACGCACCGCCGGGGGCGTCCTGCCCAAGCCCTGTGCGACGCAAGCCCTCTTCGTACTGTTTGTCGCGACCTTCGCGGGCGTCTTTGTCCTTCTCAACCAGCTCGATGTACTTAGACGCAATGCCTGATAGCTCGTATGAGCTTAGGCTATCGGCTAAGTTCTCGTAGAAATCAGGCGAGTCTTCTGGCCCCAGCGTGTCATCATCTAGACGCACAATCGCTGAGCCGTCGTCCTGCTCCTCGACGTCGGGTTGATCAAACAGATCGACCTCAGCAACGTCGCCAAACTCGCTGCTTGCGAACTCGTTGTCACCCTGCGCCGCGGGCGGGATGAAGCGGCCGTAGTCCTGAGGGATTGGCATTTCAGTAGCCATAATTAGTGCCTTTGTGTTAATTCGTAACGCATAGCGTCAATGTTTGAGGCAAACGACACCCTGCCGCCACGCTTCATGTGAATGCCAGTGCTGAACTCCTTGCGCATCGCAGGAGTGATGTCCATGTAGAACAAAGGCTCGGCCACGCCGTCAGCGTCAACGGTTGTGTTGCCAACATTTGCGCCGTACTTCTTGCCAAACTTCTTGAGGTAGCCGGGGTAAATCTCGTCGTAGTACTTCTTCATGCCCTTGCCGCCAATAACATGGTCAAGGCCTGTAAGCGATTTGAAATTTTCAAAGTAGTCGTCATCAGGTCCCCAACGACCCTTAACCTCTTTAGATACACCACCCTCCTCGTCAACAACTTTTTTTGCAATATCTTTGCCAATAAGACCGAAGAACTCGTCCTCGCTAAGGTACTCCCTTGCGGCGACTTCGCGGCCGTTTTTGATGGCCGACATGCCGTAGGTGCCGTCGGAGTTTTTGTTGTAGTCAAGACGATCGATGCGACTACCCGTGCCAAACCGCTCGGCCACACGCGAACCCGTGGGCAGCGCCACGCGGTCGTAGCCGCCGTCAATCGCGTCTTTAATAGCACGGCGTAACGCGAGCTGGTAGTAGTCGTCCTTGTAGGGTGCCTGTGGTACCTGCTTCTTCTTTAACTCCTCCACGACCTTTGCTATGGTCTGTGCCTCGTCACCTTTTGACTTACCCGCCCAGATTTCCTTACCCCGGGCGTCATATACGGCGACCTCCTCCGGCTTGGTGACGTAGAGGCTCTCGACCGTCCAGCCCTTGGTGTCAATCTCATCGCCCCTGTAGCCGCGCTCACGCCCCTTCTGGTGCCAGTCGGACTGCAACTCGTCGACCAGCAGCGTCTTCTTGCCGTCGGTCACGCGGTCGCTCATGCGCAGGTGGGCAAGCACGTTGGGATCCTCCCAGTGCGATTCGCGGAATTGATTTGCGTATGCTTCCTTTTGAAGCCGCGCTTCTTCGCGCGCTAAGTACGCACTGCGCTCAGCACGCAGCTCGGTTCTTTCACTCTGTAGCTTGCCAAATTCTTCACGATTACCCTCGGCCTTTAGCTGCGCCATGCGTTGATCTATTGCATCGATCTCAGCTTGCTTGGGAAACTCGGGCGTGCGGTTCTGTGGCTGACGCTTTAACTGCTCAATCTCGCGCTCGAGTTTCTCGGCCCTTGTTGAAAGCTGCTTAGCGCTGCTGAGGTCGCCCATTGCCGCGTAATCTAGCGCCCCTCTTTTGAGCGCTTCAAGGCTCTGCTCCTTGTACACCATGTCCTCGCGCTTGCCGCTTGGCAGGTTCAGGGTGACTTCGCGGTGGTTCTCGCCACCGGGTAGTGACCACTGCGCCCACTTCAGGTCGTTGGGCAGCAGGGCGTCATCGACGACCAAGTCCTCGATGTACTTCTTAGCTTCTGCCTCGTTTTTAAACGTTATGCCTAACGTATTGTTTTTGGAATTGGTGATGTACGTCTTACCGTACTCGCTTGAAATCGTGTACGGGTTCGGCAAGTTCTCAGTGACTATCTCGCCGTTTTCATTCTTGCCCCACGTCACGTTTTCTTTTTTGTAGGTCCTGTCGCCCAGTTGTAGTTTATTCTTGGCGATGTAGTCCTGCACCTCGGCGGCCGTAGCGTTGGGCTTGTCCTTCAAGAACGTATCGAGCCCCATCCCGCTGACCTCCTCCGCGCGCACGTTCTCGCCCTTTAATATGTCATTTAGCAACGCCTGCCCGCTGCCAGACTGGCGCTGCAGGTTCAATGCCGCCGCCTCGGTCGGCGAGTAGAACCCCTGCGCGTTGGCGGGGGCGAGCACCTTGGGGGTGACATCCTTGATAGACAGACCCGGCTGCGGCATCGCGCCTGACGCGCTGAGTTCGCGCACCATGTCGTCAACCCTTGTTGCGAACGGCGCAATTGCCTTGGCACCAGCACCAACAAGCTTAGTAGCACCCCTGACGATGGGTGTTGCAAAGCCTGCGACGTCCAGCGCGCGCGGGTCGAGCAGCGGCTCGGTGCCTGTGCTGAGCTTGCGCCAGTCCTTGTCGATGAGGCCACGCACGGGGTTGTCCTCGTCTGCCTCGCGTGCGGTGCCCGTGTAGTCCTGCAGCGCGGTGCCGGCGCTCTTGAGCGACGAAGCCAGAATCAGATCCGCGAGGAAGTGCTTGACTGGGTGCTTCTCTGCAGTCGGCGCAATCGCCTCGCTCACGAACTTGCCGGCCCTGTCCATGTAGCCACCGAACGTGCCGATCGCGTTCTGTATCGCACTGCGCGGTGTCGCCTGCATCACGGGGCTAGTCGGGTTCTGGGATTGCGCAATCTCAAAGCGCATGCGATCAAGCTCTGACTGGCTGACCTCGCCGCCGTCATCAAAACGCTGCACTTGACCGCCGTTGGCCTTCTTGGGCACAGAGTAGTAGCGATCGCCGTACTTGACGATCTTTGAGCCGCGAGACTCTTCTGCCTCAACAGCCTTACTCCAAGTTGGGTGTTCTGCACCCTTGAGCATGACGTAGCTGCCCTCAGGCAAACCGTGCAGCTTACGCTCGCTTTCTGACGTTGGTGCGACTGAGCCCCAATGACCGTTGTCCCCTTGACCCATGCCGTAAGCGCGAGCCGTCTGGTAGTCGTAGTCAGACCCCTGTGGGTTAAATACACCACCGCCTTCACCATATCGGCGATTCGGCACAAATGTGCCAGTGCTAGGAGTCATGCTGTTCACGCCCGGCATCGACTTCGTGTAGTACTCGCGCTGCGCCTCAGGTGTGGGGAAGAGCGCCCTGCCCTCGGGTGTGTTGATGAAGTCACCGCCCGCTGCGTTAACCTCATGCGCCCGAGCGTTGATGTTCGCCCAGACTTCCTTCATGTTCTCATAACGATTATCAGATGGCAGCACGCTTTGTTGCGTTGCAGCGGGCAACCCTTGCGCACGCTGCATGACTTGGCGGTCGCGCTCAAGGTTAACGTTCGCGCCCTTGCCAAGTTGCAGCGTATGCGTGAGCTCGTGTGGGATCGTGTTCTTCACGTCCTCGAGCTTTTGCATCACCGCGATGTTTGGCTCCTTAAGTTTGACGTATCCCGCGTCGCTGCCGCCGCCGATGTCAAAGCGAAGCTGCGAGTCAAAGTACGGGTTCAGCGACTCAAGGTAGCGATTAGCGTCGGGCGTCTTCTTGGCGGCCTGCATCAGGTGATATGCCTGCAAGCTCAGCGGCGTCGCATCCTTAGGTGGGTATGGTGCTTCGTAGCGCGCAGGGTTCTTGCCGATCTCCGCAACGAGCTCGCGCACCGTCGGGATGGCCGGCTTAGGCTGGGGCTTGAGATCCATGATGTCGTCATCGGCCTTGCCGCCGTCCTTAAACTTGGGCAACTTCAGGTGCTCCATCGCCGAGGTCAAGTCGTCGGCCGGGAAAGCACCTGTTTTCAAGCCCTTGTGATAGTCCTCAACGCGACGAATCATCTCGTCAGTGACAAGCTCCGAGATGTTCTCATTGCGTTTGCCCAACGCCTCGTTTGCTAACGCTGCAATCTGATTGTTGGTGACCGGACCCAGTTTCCACGTCGGTGCCAGCGATCTAGCTCGCATCTGCTGTGCAATCGGAGTGAATGCCTCGTTTAGCAGGATGGGCACCGGCGTGTTGGGGATTGAGCCCCCGTAAAGTCCGTCCCATTCGTGCGAGTACGTTCTGTTATTGGAAAGCCGCAACCCCGCGCCGGGTTGCACGTCAATCAGAGTGTGCCCTGCATAGTAAGGTGCCACGCCTAGCAGATTTGGATCGCGAAATGCGGCCAGTGCGTCCAGCGGGTTAATGCCTGTCAGCTCCTGCCACCGCTTGCCGGTCTGCATCTTATCTAAAAATTCTTTGCGGAAATTTGGATTCTCTCTGATGTACTGGTCGACCGCGGGGTCGTCGAAGTTGGGGGCGTCGGCAAACGGCTTCTTACCCTTGACCGTCGTGCTACGCAGGCTGTCGGAAAGGTCTTGGAAGTCTTTTGGCGTTGCGTTCGCGTTGAAGTAACTACGGTAAAGCTCGGTTACCGGCATTGCAAAGTTGACCGAGGTGTCACCCATCGTAAAGGGCGAGGCAACCACTTCGCCGGTGCCGCCTCTGGCTGCGCCCTCACGCGACGCTATATCAAATCGCTTCTGCACGCGCTTAGCAATGTCCTCGTTGGATGCGCCCCCGATCCGTTGCTTCATGTGTTCCAAGTCGCGTACATAAGCTTGGCCGCCGTGGCTGATCACTTCGTCAGGCACCTTCAAGCCCGACACTTCCATGATCTGCTGGTTGCGGTGCATCACGTCCCACGGGTTGACGTTGAGCATCGCGCCCAGCTTGGTCTCAAGGCTGACGGGCTGCACGGGTGCAAGGCCGCCTAAGTCCTTGGTCTTAAAATCCGGTACGTGCGATGGCGCCCCGGTCACCACCTTCTTGGCTACTTTGCGCGCGCCACCGCCGGCCATGTGCGCGATGCCGCCCGCGGCCATCTTCTGCGGCTGGCTCATCAGCGCGTACTTGGCAAGATCAAGGTCAAGCATTCGCGCGGCCTGCGGATCAGTGACCGTGTTCTTGATGGCCTCCTCGGCCACCGAGTCAACCATGCCGCCCGCGGCGTACTTAAAGTCCTCCTTCTTGCCATACACGGGGTTCTTCACCAGCACGAGCGGGCCGATCTGCAGCGCCTCGTCGGCACTTGTGACAGGCTGCATGGTCGCACGGTCGTAGAAGTACGAGTGCCGCTCGGGATCCATGCCCACCTGACGCCACTCGGGGCTCTTCAGGTACTCCTTTGCGCGCTCGACGGCCTCCTGCTCACTCAGCTTATTCCAGTCGCCCTTGATCGTTGCGATCGTGCCCTTGGGCTTACCGCTCGCGATGGCCAGCGCGGCCTTCTCGGACATGCCAAACTGCGGGTTGAGCACGCTTGCCACGCTCTCGTGCCCAATGCTCTTGCCAGCGCCAAAGCCGGGTTCCTGCTCGTGCACGGTGGGCACCCAGACGCCGTGGTTGCTGTACGACGGGATGTCAAGGCGCAGTCCGACCGGGTGGCCTTGCTCCAGCGTCTGCGATGGCAGGCCGTAGCGCTCGCGCTTATCGGCCGTGAGTGCGCCGGTGGCCTCCTCGCGCGTGGCGGGTGTGGGCACGGTGGCGTAGGGCATGACGGGCTTGTACTCGTTGACCAGCGCGTCGTACTCGGATGCCGAGAGCTCGCCACCGATGAGCTTGTTGGCCGCATCTTGCAGCTCAGGCGTGCGCTGAGTCACGTCCTTGTAGTTCATGTCAATGCGGCTGGTGGCGGCCTTGGCAGCCTTCTTGACTAAGCTGCCGCCAGCCATGTGTACGGCACCGCCCTTGTTGTAGTCGCGCATAGCTCGCACCAAATCCTCGTGTGTGGTTTGCGTGTTGCCGATCTTGTCCCAGACGGCGTGGTGGCCGAGGTGCTGGTAGAAGGGGTTGAGGCTTGGGTCAAGCTTAAGACCAAGCGCCTCTTGGCGTGCGCTCAGGCGATCGACGAGCTCGCGCCCGCCTGTGCCGCCCCCGCGGTTCTGGATTGAGCCCAGCCCGACTGGGGGCGTGGTGCCGTGCAGGTTGAGCTGACGCGCGTCCAGCGTGGGCACGTCGCCCCGGCCGAGCAGCGAGCCAACAAAGCCTGACTTGGCAGCCGCGATGCCGCGCAATTCGTCGGTGTAGTTGCGCCAGTCGCCGAGCGAACCGGTCACGCGGGTATTGAGGTCGGTGGCCATGCCGGGCAGGTTCTGCGCCGCCCACTCCATCTTGGCCACCTGATCGTTCTGCTTGCCAAAGGGCGCGAACGCCGCTTGGATTTCTTTGAGCGCCTTGGAATCGAGCTCGCCGCGCTCGGCCATGTCGAGGTAGCGCTGGCCTAGGGGTGAGCCCAGCCACTCAGCAAACGCACCCTCTGGGCGCACTTCGCCGCCGGTGTTGGGCAGCTTCAGGCCAGCCTTGGTCGCCGTTGCGTGCGACAGGCCACCGCGCCCGATCGATGACTGGGTGATGGTGTAGGCCTTGATGAGGTCGCGGGCGTTAAGGTCGCCGGCCTCTGCGCGCTTGAGCTGGTCGGCCATGAAGCCGCCGTAGCCGCCTTGAATGTAGTCGGGTACTTCCTTGAGCTTGAGCTCCTTGTCGACGTCAGCAAGCGCCCGCCACTTCCAGTCTTCCACCTTCGTGGTAATGGGATCGATAAAACCCTTGACTGCTCGTTTAATACGGCTCATGGTTTACCTATGCTGCATAGGGGTTGTCGCGCTTGGGGCGGTCGTCGTCGGCGTAGTATAGGTCAGGGTCGGCGACCGGGTCAATGTTTACGAAGCCCATGTCGCGCAGCACCCTGAGCGCCTGACTGAGCGCGTCGACGTAGTCGTCGTGCTTGCTGTCGGGGAAGCTGCAGACTTGGCTTAGGAACGCGTCGCACCAATCACGCGCGCAGCCGGGGTTGACCGTCGACTCGGGCAGGTAGACGCGGCCGCGCGCGATCAGCGGGCTCACAATGTTTAGCCGCATGGTCTTGTCGGCGTTGCCCGGGTTGTAGCTGCGCACAGGCAGCCCGGCGCGCTGTAAGTCCTGCAGCAGCACGATGCCGGCCGACTTGTCCTCGATCAGGATCAGGTCGACCTTCTTGCCGTTGCCGAACTCGTTCTCGTCGCCGTAGATCTCCTCGCTCTCCGAGATCACCTTGGGGCGCAGCTCGGGGTACTGGATGCGCTCGCTCCAGCAGTCGATCAGCATGACGCTCATGCCCTTGTCCTCGCTGGGCTTGAACACGCCAAGCACGACACACGCCGTGGGGTCGGCCGCCGTGCGGGTGCTGGTCGCGCAGTCATATGACTGCACCACGTACTCGAACTGGGGCAGGGGCTTCTCGGCACCCCAGAGCTTGAACCACGCGCGCTTGACGATGCCGGTGTCCTCGCTCGAGAGGATCGAGGCGTGGATCTCTTGATCGCCCAGACGCGTGCCCTCGTACTGCAGGATCTGGTCGCGAAAGCTAGGGGCGAGGTTGTCAAGGTTGGCGTAGGTGCTGGCCGTGGTCAGGTACACGTCCTCGCCGTCACGGTCGGCCAACGCGCTGATCAGGTCCTTGGGACGCGGCGTGGTCGAGGCGATGATGGTCGTGCGCTTACCCAGACGCACGCCGAACTGAATCTGATCCCACGCGTCGTCAAGGTACTCCCATGCGGCCAGCTCGTCGAGCCACGCGCCGTGAAACTGCGGGCCGCGGAACCGCTCGGGCTCGGATGCGGGTATACCCTTGATCAGGCTGCCGTTGGTTAAAACGATCTCAGACAGGCTCTTGTTGTAGTCGGCCAGCAGCACCTTGGGCATCACGTTTAAAATGCCGCTATCGCCCTCAAAACAGGTCGCACGCACGTCACCCGACGTGGGGGCGGATACCAACCAGCGCGTGTTGGGTTGAGTCCACGCCCACCACCAGACCTGCTCGGCCGCGGTGCGCGTCTTGCCCGCTCCTCGCCCGGCCAGCAGCAGCCAGATCGACCACCAGTCGCCGGCCGGCAGGATCTGGTGCGCGTGCGCGCGCTTGAGCCACGCGACGCGGGCCTCAAAGGCCGCGCGGTGATCGGCCGGGTAAGCGGCGTACTCGCGCTGGAACGCGGGATCAAGCAGGCGCTGTGCCAGCTTACTTGCCATCTTGGCGCTCGGTCTGCAGGCCGTCGGCCAGCGAGATGAGCGTCTCGGGGGTAAATGCCAACGTGAGCGGGTTCTCGGCCTCGCCGACCAGCACTTGGCGATCGCCGTAGCGCTTGGGGCACCAGCTCTTGAGCAGGCGCAGTCGCAGCTCGACGCGATTCTTTTGCCACTGGACGAACGCGCTGTCGCGCCGCCCGCCCCCTTCGCCGGTGATGCGCTCGGGCTCCTCGTCGATGATTCTGATGGTGTCTTCGGCCAAAACGTCGAACCCTGCGTCTCTCGCGCGCGCGTACATTTCTCCGAACTCGGGCAGGTCGGTAATCCAGTGCTGCACGGTAGAGCGCTTCGGCATCCCCGGCGACTGCAAAATGCTCACCAACGTCTCACCCATCGACAGGCGCTCGCAGATGTGAGCCGCGAGCTCTTGCGTGTACAGACTCCCTGAACCCTTAGGCCTTCCCATAGCTAACCTCCGATTATTCTCGCGATTTTATACCACCGTTGTATTTTTGCATTAGGGTTTCCGATAATAAAATAATCGGTTGACAATGTAAACAGGACAGGATTATTGTAGAGGCTCAGTACAAAACACGACAAACACGGAGATCTAAATGCACAAAAATCACCTACAACACACCATCCACGGTGGCCCAGCTTGCCAACGCGGTCGCACGGGCGGCTCGTTGCGTGGCGAGCACTTCACTTACCCCCACGCAGAGTTTGTTGCCACGTCAGCCGAGCATCGTTGCGCTCGCTGTGCCAGCAGCAAGTTGTTCGCATTCCTTCAACGCAAACACGGAGTCACACCATGAACATCAAAATGTCAGCACCAACAGCCTTTCGCTCACGCAACCCATTGGACAACGCAACGATTGCGCACTACGCGCCTTCAGTGTTTGCACAGGAAGCCCACGACAGCCGCGGCGAGCGCTACGCCTTCATCCCAACGAGCGACGTGCTCGAGGGCCTGCGCGCCGAGGGCTTTGAGCCCTACGAGGTTCGCCAGACCCGCGTGCGTGATCTGAACAAGCGCGAGCACACCAAGCACCTGCTGCGCCTGCGTCACCCCACCGCGCTCAAGAACGACGAGGGCTGTGGTGAGATCATCCTGCTGAACTCGCACGACGGCACGAGCTCGTTCCAGTTGATGTCGGGCTTCTTTCGGATGGTGTGCGCCAACGGCATCATCGCCGGCGACGTGGCCGCAGACTGCCGCGTGCGTCACACCGGCCGCGTGGTTGACGACGTGGTGGATGCGTCCTACCGCGTGATTGACGAGCTCAACAGTGTTGGCGCGCGTATCGAGAACTACAAGGCCGTCGCGATGGATCGCCCCCACCAAGAGCTCTTCGCTCGTGCTGCGCTCGCCCTGCGCTACGACGACGGTGCAGCACCCATCACCTCTGATCGCCTGCTCACCCTGCGCCGCTGGGATGACAACAAGGACAACCTCTGGACGACCTTTAACCGCGTCCAAGAAAACATGATCAAGGGCGGCGTGCAGGGTCGCACAACTAACGGTCGCAACATGTCAACCCGTGCTGTGGGTGGCGTGACCGAGAACGTCAAGTTGAACAAGGCGCTCTGGACCTTGGCCGACGAGTACGCCAAGCTCGCTGCATAAAAACAACAGGGGCTTCGGCCCCGTTTGCACAAAATAACTTTACAATGTAAACTGTAGTTTCAGTACCCAAACACGACAAACACGGAGCCTTAAAAATGAACTTCACCCCCTCAGCAGTCGACCAACTCGGTCTCCTCCTCGCCCAAATCGCTGACCTCACCAAGCAAGCCGACGCCATCAAAAAAGTTGTCAAAGAACGCGGTGCCGACGGCAACCTCGAAGTCGATGCCGACGGCGTCGCGTTCGTGGAAGGCTCGTTGTTTCGCGCGACCTACAGCGAATTCAACAGCACCATCTTCGACAAAGAAAAGTTCGTCAAGCAGTTTGGCGAGGCCGAGTACGCCAAGTACACCAAGCAGTCTGCCTCGTTCCAAGTCCGCGTCAAAGCCCGCAAGTAAACCAACCGCCCCCTCGGGGGCTCAAGGATTTTTATGAACAACGAACGCCGCAAAATCATCAGTGCCCAGATCGCCGCCATCGAAGAGGCGCTTAGCCAGCTGCAGGAAGTTTTTAACCAAGAAGATGAGGCCTTTGGCAACATGCCAGAAAGCCTCCAGCAAAGCGAACGCGGTGAGACCATGTCTGAGGGCATGGTCTGCATCGAAAACGCCATCAACAGCCTTGAAAACGCCCTAGAGGACTTAGGAAACTTATGAACTACGAACAACTGCTCGCGTCCTACCCCGATGACCTCGCCAAGCACGCAGTGTGCACGGGCTGGAACGCGGCCAACACCGTCATGATGAACGCGATCATGAACCAGATCACCGTCGCCACCGAGGCCGGCAATTACTCGACCGCCTCGACGCTCTTCAGACTGCTCGACAACCTGCAGTCCACGCTCGCCATCAAGCGGGTCTAACCATCGCGCGCAAGAGCTCGACCTGCGTCGTGCTCTTTTCCCCCAGCCGCGCCAACACCACCTCATCTGTCGTACCCGCCACAACGAGGTGGTGGATAAAAACCGGCCTTGTCTGACCCTGCCGGTGCAACCTCCCGCAAGCCTGAATGTACTGCCCAAGGCTTGCCGGGAGTGTGAACCACACCGCAATACTTCCCCCGTGCTGCAAGTTCAGCCCCGCCCCACACGAGTCAGGGTGCGCTAAGGCGACCTTCTGCAGGCCGGCGTTCCACTTATCAACGTCCAGCAGCTCGGCACCCGTGGCGGCCTGTATGCGCTCGATCTCGTGCCTGTATCCGTAGAACACCAGCACCGGGTTGCCGTTCGCGGCCGTGATCACATCTTGCAGGCCTGCGAGCTTCACGTTGGAGAACACGTGCACGGCCTTGTCCTCGTCGTAGATCGCCCCGCCCGAGAGCTGGTGCAGCTTGCCCCAAAGCACCGCGGCGTTGGCCGCCGTGATCGGCTCGCCGTTTGCGATGGGCAACAGCGCATCGCGCCTGAGCTGCTCGTAGACCCTGAGCTCACCGGGCAGCATCTCGACCACCGTGTTGCTGTTGACGCGCTCAGGCAGGTCGAGGTAGTCCTCAGCCCGCATGGCCACCGTGATGTCCTTAACCCTTGCGTGGATCTCCTTCTCTGCGTTGGGCCGCGGTGTCAGGTTCCAGCCCATGTAGTCGCCAACAAAAAACGCGTTGGTGTAGCCCGTGTAGGTCCTACCCAGCCTCTCGCCCCTGTCAGCCAAGTAGCACTGGCTCCAGAGCCCCAGCAAGCCCTCTGAGGCCGGTGTGGCACTCAGGAGTATCACCCGGTCAAACTTAACGCGCCTAAGCGCCTTAAAACGCGCCGTGGACGGGCTCTTGAACCCCTGACTCTCGTCCACCACCAAAACATTGAACGGCCAACGATCCTTGAGCTCGTCCACCAGCCACTTCACGTTGTCTCGCCCGATCACCTTGACCGCGCACGGTGTCCTGAGCGCACGTCGTCGCTGCGCTGGGTTGCCCTTGATCACCAGCATCGGCATCTTGGGTGCCCACAGATCACGCTCAGCCTCCCACACGTGCTCAGAAACACGCTTAGGAGCCACGATCAGCACTTGGATAGGCTCACCCCTTGCCTTCATCATCCGAAGCGCCTGCAGGGTCGCTGCGGTCTTTCCTAGCCCCACCTCCGACCAACACATCGCCCCGCGATGCTCGACCATGTGCTCGGCCATCCTCAACTGGTAGTCGTGCAATTTCATCTAAGAATCCTTTAACCTCATCGTGTCCGTACAGAACCCGGGCATCAAACCCCAAGTCACCCAAAACCTTAAGCCGGTACTTCTGCAACTCACTAAGTTTTCCTGTGCCCGTCTTCAACTCGATGAACACGACTTTGCCACCGGGTAGCAAAACCAAGCGATCAGGCCACCCCGCCGAGGCCGGGCTGACGAACTTCACCGCCTGCCCACCAAGCCGCTTTATACCCCCCACTAAACGCTTTTCTACGTCCTTTTCCATGTCACCCATGACACTATGACCAGCTTTGCTAACTCTATATAGGAAGTATGTAGTGTGTTACTAACTACCATCACAGTTACCCTATATAAAATATATATAAATATAGTGACATAGGTGACATGTTCCCTATGATGACACCTAATGTCACTACCCCCCTTTCATGTCACCATATAGTGACATGAAAGCCCTTTTTTGCCTACTTTTTACACCGCATGTCACCATGTCACCTATACGGTGACATACGCCAACAGTTTTTAACCATGTCACCATACCTCGCCCCCAACGTCCACAACCCCCATCGCCTTGCTCAGCGGAACCGCCAGATAACGGCCAGTGGACAGCCGTTTTTTAAGCCCACCGTTCAACTTCAGCACCGCCGCACCCGCCAAACTGGTGTCCCTTTTACTGGGGCTCCTCACGTCCAGCCACCTCAGAATCTCTGAGGCGCTCATCCACTTACACCGCGTTTCGCTGAAATCCTCCCACGCCAAACCGTCCGTTATGAGCTCCACAATCGGGTCGGACTGCTCAAACTGGTTGTTATGCACGCTCACCTCGCCCATCTCCGACTGGCTAAGGTAGTGCACCTCGCCAGCCTTCCAGAGCGCCAGCACCTCCGCCCAGAGCTGCTGCATGTCGATCGAGTGGTCGTGCACGACAGCACTCACCGGGATCACCCAGAAGCGACTGTTGCCCGTGGGGTCACCCAAGAACGTCTCGTCGTTCACCGAGGCCGCGAACACCGTGCGCCGGGCGTAGCGCGAAGACGCCGCCGCGTACGGGCGCCTTATCTCGTCCACCGTCTGGGTGAGGAAAGCCTTGAGCGCCGCGATGTCGCTCTTCTTAAACGTCGCATCTAACTCACCCAGCTCAGCCAGCCAGCCCGAGAGCACGTTCATGAGCGAGTCCTTGTCGTGCACGTTCAGGCTCTTGCCGGTGTTCACTAGGTTCAAGTTCGCCGGCACAAGCGAAGTCAGCCACCGGGTCTTGCCGATGTACTGCGCGCCTTGGAGCACCAGCACGCCGCGAGCCATCACCCCGTCGGGCGAGTAGGCCGCGGCAATGGCCGAGAGCGCCCACTTGCGCATGAGCAGCTCCTTGCGCCCGCGCTCGATGGCCTCGGTCACCTCGACCAGCGTGTCGTACCAGCTCTGCAGCCGGCTCACACCGTCCCATGGCTTGCTACTCACCCACTCAACCACCGGGTTGTAGACGTTCATGTCGGCGATCGTGGTGACGATGCTCTTCAGGTACTGCGTCCTGATCTCGGCCTTGTGGCACATCGAGCGGATCACCGTGAGCGAGGCCTCGGCCGCGTTGTCCATCGTCCACCCCGCACCGGGCACGAGGATCTCGTCGTGTTTGTTGATGCAGTTGTAACGCACGACGATGCCCGCGTTCTGGCAGACCGCTGCCACGTTCTCAATCGTCTGCTGGGGCGCGCCCTCGGCGTTCATGTCAGGCAGCGCCACCTGCGCACGCCGTGGGCGCATCATGCGCCGGATGTCGGCCACGGGCATGTTCGCCCCCAGCTCGGCAAAGCGACGCCTAAGCGCCTGCACGAGTGCGGCCTGCTCAACCTGACCAACGTCCAAACCGATCTCTGCCGTGAGCGCCTCCAAATCTGTTAATGCGGCCGCCGCGATGCGCTCCGACCAACTGGCGACGGCCGCTGTCTTTTCCGCGGCGATTTCTGGCAAACCCTCGCACATCTTGAGCATGGCGAGCTGCGAGGGGTGGGACTGTATCTGCACCAGATCAAGCGGGTCAGCACCCTCATCGAGGTGGCCGAACTTGTGCACGCGCACCAGATCAAAGACGTTGACCGCGCGCCCTAGACACGGGTCGGTCGCGTGCTTGTTGACCACGTGCATACGGTCGTCGCTGATAAAGGCACCACCCACTGAGCCGCCACCGGCCTTGTAGGTTAAGCGCCTTTCGTTGTCATCCATCTGGAAGCGGAACTTATCCGAGAGCCAGCGCACGATCACCTCCTCCACGCTAAACGCGCGACAGAACGCGCCCACCACGCCGGGCTTCTCGCGAGGGTCACTCATCGTGTACGACCCCTCGTACTCGGGCACCTTCACGTCCGACACGTCGATTGCGACCGAGTCAAACCAGCCAGACGACATGCCTGAGCGAGCCTCAACAGGATCAGCCACACCGGCCTCGAACACAGGCGCGGCCGTGTAGTGCGCCTGCACGGGGTTAAAGACCGAGTGATCGAGCCCCGCGATGCCGATACCCCACGCACGTAGCTGAGCGCTCGTGCGAGGCTCGGTGAGCCAGAACCAGACGTGTGCCTTGAGCACACCGGGCGTGCGCCCTGCAGACGAGGAGAGCTGCCACCAGTAGCGCACACCAGCGAAGGCTGGCAAGGTGGCCTCAACCCACGCGTCGATCGCCTCCTCAGGTGCGCCACCATGCTCGAAGTTATCCACGTCAAACATAACCGCGTGCAGCGGCTGGTCAGCGAAGTTAACCAGAGCACGACGCACGTAGCCTGCGTACTCTGAGCGCTCAGCGAGCTCGTCACCCACGTAGGCCCCGCGTATCAGGCACACGTCGGGTTTACCCTCGATCCCCTTGAGTACCGCGCCAAGCTCGTCTAAACTTGCGACCTGCTCGCGGCGCATCTTAAAGTGCTTGGCGTCCTCGTAGCCATCGATCGTACCGTCTTGTTTCCATAACTTGGTCATCCTGCGACCGTTCATCGTTTTAAGCAACGTTATCGTGTCTGTCATATCAAACCTTGTAGTTGAATTTCTTACCCGCGGCCAAACTCAGCGCTGCTGCGAAGCGCTCCGAGGGCTTGCGCTTCCCGTGCGCGATCATCCCTAAGTAACTCATGCTACTGTGCACGCCAAGCGCAAGATCACGCTTTTGCTGCGCAGTCAGCGAGGCATAATACTTACTGAACTTGAACATACAAAACCTCCGAAAGAGCAAAAATATTAACACAGTTAAAATCCGTGATACTATTTAAATTCATCAACACGGAGAAACACAAATGTTTACGATCACGATTCAAGCTCAAACAATGGACGAAATGCAACGTAAAGTAATGGACCTAATAATGGCAATGGCTGAGGACCCATTTGATTTACCAATTGTTTCAAAAGTTTCTGAGACAGTCGCAGAAGAGCAAGAAGAACCCAAGCCCGTCACACCACCCAAGACCCGCAAGAAGAAAGAGCCCGAGCACATCAGCGTCGAAGATTTACAGGCGATGTGCGTGGCCACCGCTGCAGTTGTGGGCAACCCGGCTGTGAAGGCGATGATCTCGCAGTACAGCACGATGGGTATTAAATCAATGACTGACGAGCAGCGCGATGAGCTGGCCGCCAAGCTGAGTAACCGCCATGAGTGAGCACGCCTACCTTGGATGCTCCAAGAGCCACCAGTGGCTGAACTGCACACCGAGCGTGCGCTTAGAGTCGCACTTCCCCGACGAGCAGAGCCCGTATGCGGCCGAGGGTCGCACGGCCCACGAGCTCGGTGAGCGCGCGCTGGTGACAGGTAAACCGGCCGATGAAATCATTGGTGACTACAGCCAAGAGATGCGCGACGCGGTGCAGGTCTACCTCGACTACGTGCGCTCCATTAAGCACGAGCACATGCTAGTTGAAGTGAAGCTTGATGTCAGCCCTTGGGTGCCCGAGGGCTTTGGTACGAGCGACTGCGTGCTGATTGATGGCCAGACCATACACGTGATCGACTACAAGCACGGCAAGGGTGTGGCCGTGGACGTTGAGAATAACTCGCAGGCCATGCTCTACGGCTTGGGTGCGCTCAATGAGTACGACTTGGTGTACGGGCCCTTCACTGACATCGTGCTCCACATCGTGCAGCCGCGCATCAACAACGTGAGCTCGGGCACCATGAACGTGGACGAGCTGCTTGCATGGGGTTCAACAGTTAAGCCCGTGGCCGAGATCGCGTTCAAGGGCGAGGGCGAAGCGGTCGCAGGCGACCACTGCCGGTTCTGCAAGGCACGCCACTCGTGCCGGGCACGCGCTGACATGATGATCGCAACGGTGGCCGACCAGCCCAAGGGCGAGTTGATGGGTGACGCAGAGCTGGCCGCCATCTACCCCAAGCTCGCAGGCATCGTCGCGTGGGCCAATGACTTACAAGACCAAGCGCTTAAGCGTGCCGAGACAGGCGTGAAGCTTCCGGGCTTGAAGTTAGTCGAGGGTCGCAGCGTGCGCAGCTGGGCAGACGATGGTAAAGTTGCCGACAGGCTTCTAAACAACGGCTTTAAGCCAGCGCAGATTTACGCAACAAAGTTACTAGGTATTGGTGCCATCGAGACTCTCGTTGGCAAGACGAAATTTACTGAGTTGCTTGGGGATGTCGTGACCAAGCCGCCCGGTAAACCCACGCTGACAACGATCGAAGACAAACGATCGGAAATCAGCACACACGATGCAGCGCTCGCCGAGCTGCTGCGTTCTTAAACACGTTAAAAAGGTCCTACTATGGCAACCGCCGCTAAAATCCAAGTCACACGCTCTTCACGAGTTAACTCACCTAAAGCACGTGCGTCGTATCCGCACATCTTCAAGCCCACAGCCTTCCAAGGCGAGGGTGACCCGAAGTACTCGATCAGCCTGCTCGTGCCCAAGGCCGAGAAGAAGTTCATCGAAGACCTGCGCGCAGCCCAAGACGCCGCGATCAAGGAGCTCTACCCGACCAAGGTGCCCACGAACTTTGAGCGCTGGGGTATCACCGACGGCGACGAGGTCGACGATCCCGCGGCTAAGGGCAACTGGGTGATCAAGGCGAGCAACAAGCAGCGCCCACGCATCGTGGACGCCAACAGCGCCGAGATCTTAGACGAGCTCGAGGTCTACGGTGGCTGTTACGTGCGCGCTAGCTTGAATGCCAAGGCCTACGGCACCTCACAAAAGGGTGGCGTGACCTTAGAGCTCAACGTCGTGCAGAAGGTCGCCGACGGCACACCGTTCGGTGGCGCAGCCAAGGCCATGACCGACGCGGTCAACGAGCTCGGTGCCTACGAGGCATCAGGCGAGGACTGGTAAGCTAGCTACAGGTCGCCGGGCACCTGAACCCAAAGCCCGGCACCAACACGCATGGGGATTGCTGGCTGACGAGCAGCATCAGACTGAGTCCAAAGGGCTGTGACAAGGCCAGCCACAGGATGATGTACAAGAGGCAGTCCTCAGCCGTGTTGGTAGTGATATCAACAAATAGTGCCGCCGTAAGGCATGAGTGTGCGGCACGGGGTTTATGATGTTTTTCCCAATTAACCATGCCAGTTGATGTGTGTACCCCTTGGTCGCATGAATCAACAGACACCTCGGAAAGACGAGGGCTTACACGGCTGGATATTCCTCGTTGAACGAGTCACGACAGGTTGCAAACTGGTTTTCGTGTGGGAATATCCAGCCGTGTTGGTACGCGAAAGCGAATGCTGTTGCTTAGGGTAGCACCCAGCAGCCATTCTAGATAGACGCTGAAGACAGCTTGCACGGTGCAGCGAGTAGCATGCCAACAACTAACACACAGGACACACGATGAAAACGGTCGCACTTGATATTGAAGTCTACAAAGATTACTTCCTCGTCATGATGAAGGACGAGCAGAAGACCATGTACTACGAGATGTACGAAGGCCACGACCTGAACCGCGACGCACTGCGCAGCGTGCTGGGTAAGGTCTGCGTGGTGACGTTTAACGGCAACGGCTACGACATGCCGCTCGTAAACGCCGCGCTCGAGGGCGCGAGCTGCTACGAGCTCAAAGAGTACTCAGACAACATCATCGTGCACGACATACGGCCGTGGGAGCTCGACCTGCGCGCGCCCAAGGGTGTGAACCACATCGACTTAATCGAGGTCGCACCGGGGCTCACGGGGCTTAAGACCTACGCCGGGCGTATGGGCGCACCCAAGATGCAGGACCTACCCATCGAGCCATCGGCAAGTATCATGCCCGAGGACCGCGTGGCGCTGCGCGAGTACTGCGAGAACGACCTAGACGTGACCCTCATGCTCTTTAAGCGCCTGCGGCCGCAGATCGCGCTGCGCGAGAAGTTGGGCGACCAGTATGGTCAAGACCTGCGCAGCAAGTCGGATGCGCAGATTGCAGAGGCCGTGATCAAGGCCGAGGTGCACAACGTGACCGGTAAGCCCGTTGGCAAGCCCCGTGTAACGATCGGTAAGGTGTTCAAGTACAAGGCACCAGCGTTCATCCAAGAGAGTGCCGCGCTTGATTTCGTGCGCGCGTGTAACTTCGTGATCGCCGACACGGGCTCACCCAAGTGCGAGGCGCTAGACAACTACCGGGCTGGTAACTACCGCATGGGGATCGGTGGCCTGCACAGCACAGAGAGTGCGATAACGCACGTAGCCGGTGAGGACGAGTTCTTAATTGAGCGTGATGTGGCGTCCTACTACCCGTCGATCATCCTGCAGTGCGGCCTGTATCCCGAGACGATGGGCGAGGCCTTCCTTGACGTGTACACGACCATCTACGAGCGCAGGCTGGCCGCCAAGGCCGCGGGTGACAAGGTGACCTCGGACACGCTCAAGATCGCGCTTAACGGCACCTTCGGTAAGCTTGGCAGCAGGTATAGCTGCCTGTACTCACCGGGCCTGCTCGTGCAGGTCACGCTTACCGGCCAGTTAGCACTACTTGACCTGATCGCGATGGTAGAGGGCGCGGGCGCGCAGGTGGTGAGCGCCAACACCGACGGCATCGTGATACGGGGCAAGAAGAAGCGCTACGTGGCCGTGCAGGAGGCCGTGGTTAAGTGGGAGAAGTGCACGGGCTTTGTGACCGAGGAGGCCGCCTACCGCGCGCTGCACTCGCGTGACGTGAACAGCTACGTGGCCATTAAGGCTGACGGGCACGTGAAGCTTAAGGGTGCGTATGCTGCCACCACGCTCTCAAAGAGCCCGGCCAACGAGATATGTTCGATCGCGGCCGTCAAGTACTTGGCAGAGGGCGTGCCCATCAGGCAGACCATCTACGGCTGCGAGGACATCACGCTCTTTGCCACGGTGCGTGCGGTGCGCACAGGTGCGATCTACCGGGGCAGGTACTTGGGCAAGGTGGTGCGCTGGTACCGGGGCACTGAGGGCGACTTCATCCGCTACAAGAAGAACGGCAACAAGGTGCCCAAGTCAGACAACGCGGTTCCTATCATGGAGCTGCCAGAAGTATTACCCACTGATATCGACTACCAGTGGTACATGAGCGAGGCGGTAAAGATTCTGATAGACGTGGGTCTTCATAAACTTTATTGACTCAGTTAAAAAAAAGCTTTACATTGTCAATTCACACGGAGAAACACATGCTCACACGATATATTGCTTTTGTAGTTAAGGCCTCAGTAATTCTGTATTCCATCTTCATCCTGTACTTTGTTATTTCTTACGGGATGTGATCATGGAACTCAAACCAGAGCACTTACCCTACGCCCCAGCCTCGGCCACCAACGTGCAGCGCACTTGGAAAAAATATGGCTGGACCCCGCCCTCAAAAGATTCAGAAACCATTGCCAAGTGGGACTACTACAAGAGTCTCTCGTTGTTATCAGAAACCGCCCTACACATCAAAAAGGATTAAATCGTGGAACAAATTACACAGATCGCATTGAACAAAGCCATTGTTTTATTAAAGGCCATCAAGGCCGAGTACGTCATCCAGATACCGGATGAGCCAATCATCAACGAGGGCTCGCTTGAGGTGGTCGCACCGCGCGAGCGTAAGAGGCGCCAGATGACGGTGCCCTACGGCACGTACAGCACTTTTTTAACTGGCAAAGACTTTGACAAAATGCAACCCAGTGACGTGTTTTTACTTGAACCCGGCGAGTTTGACGCCGAGTCATTGCGATCGGCGGCCGTGTCGCGTGGGTGCAAGCTGTGGGGCAACGGCTCGGTCATAAGCACCATCAAGAATAACGTCATTGAGTTCATGAGGCTGCAATGAAAGAACAACGTGAAATGCAGACGCACGTCGACGAGCTCAATGCTCATATTAAGGCGCAGTCAGATAGGATTGACTTCTTAAGCGCGACGCTTGATCGAACGACTAGGCTACACCGCGGTCTGGCGGCTGATGCGGCACGCTATCGCTGGCTGAACAAGTACACCAGCCAGTTGTTCATGGTGACCGAGCAGCAGATGAACGACGAGGTTGATAGGGCTATGGCAGGGGGTGTGAAATGAACAAAAAACCTGTAGCGCACATCGTATTTATCAACGACGCACCGCGGTCCGTGATGCTGGTGGAACATGCAATTGAGCTTTGTGGTGAGGTATTTGACTCAACACCTGTATTTGAAAGCGTACAGAAAGATTGGTACTTCATCAATGAGGTGCAATTTAAAACGCTTGCTAAAAAGTTTGGGTATGTGAAGGGGAAGGCGAAATGAAACACAAACACGCAGACCTAATCAAGGCATGGGCTGACGGGGCACAGATTCAAGGTAAAAGTGAGTATGTGGATTGGAAAGATTTAAGACACCCGACTTGGGATAAAAGTTGGCAGTACCGCATCAAGCCAGAGCCAAAGCCTGATGTGGTGAAGTATTTAATCTGTGGTCTGAAGTCGTGGGTAGAGGTTGACGACCAAGTCGGGCATGAGTGCATCAAAATTGTTGTTGACGGTAAAGGTAGGTTGAAATCAGCGGAGGTGGTAAATGAAAGGTGACCAATGGGCGATTGTGATTCTCATCATTGCGGGGCTTTTGCTGATGGCGTGGAATATTTTTTCAGGAATCATGTTGATCAGAGACTGTATGACGACCGACCATTTTTGGGTTTGTTGGCATATGGCGTCAAAGAGGTGATGCTATGACCACACCAATCACATCAAAACAACTTGCAGCGCACATCCTGACGATACTTGACGATGTTGTAGCTGACTACCCTGAAGACGAGCGTGAAGAGGCTAAGGTAGCGATCCTGAACGCCTTCTCAGGTCAGATGTTTGCTATGCCAATGGGAGATGACGCATGAACGAACGAATCAAAGAGTTGGCTGTGCAAGCGGGTGCAACAGTACACAAAGCAATGCACGGCGAAGCAATTAGTTTTTTAGAAAATGACCTTGAACGCTTTGCAGAACTTGTGCGCCAAGACGAACGTGAGGCTTGTGCAATGGTTGTCAACGGTCGATGGTTAGAAGGATTAAGTTATCAAGGTTGTGCTGACGCAATCAGAGCAAGGAATAAAAAATGAGCCGTGAAATTATGCAGCAATCTTTGAAATTATTAATTGCTTACCAAGATTGCACAATGGATTCTTACATAACAAATAAATGCGGATTAACAATTCAAGCTCTTAAACAAGAGTTAGCCAAGCCTGAGCAAACAGACTGGCGCGCGGGGTTTGATGCTGGATACGAAACAGCAAAAGAACAAGCTGAGTTTAAAGAGATTAAGCAAGCTGAAGAACAAGCTCCTAAAATGCCAACTAAAATATTTGGTCCAAATCTTGAGCAGATACTTAACGCAGCAGGTTTTTATAGGCGTAAATGGGTCGGGCTGACGGATGAAGAGCGCAACGAAGTGAGGAGTATTGTGCAAGGCCACACGAAGAGAGGTGCCCCTACCTATGGGCTAACGCTTCAGTACGCCACAGAAGAAGTTCTCAAGGAGAAGAACGGTGGCTAAGTTACCCTACACCTACACCATCGTGCCACCCAACGACCCGCCACGGTCAAAGTTCACGGCAGGTGCTACCGAGCTAGGCATGTTGCTCAAGCACAGCAACTACGGCGACCTGACAATCAACCAGAAGCGTGATGGCATGTTTCAGGCGTGGAACGAGGGCGTGTGTGGTACGCCGATTGAGTTGTCTGTGCGTGAGTTGAAGTACCAACCAAAACAAAAATGGCAGCTACGCACGAAGGAGGACTGCATGAAGATGCACGAACACTTTAAAAAACTAGGCAATCAAGTGACTGCTTTGCAGTACCTGTACGAGTACGAACACTATGACGAATTAACCAAAGGAATGAAATGAAAACAGAACTTGCAATCAACTGGGAAGGCACTGTAGTCACCGCCATGTGGGATGTGGAGCTGATTACGTTTACCAAGGGTGAGCAATTTGATCAAGAGATGGCGAGCACCACAGGCGTAATTGTCGATGGTAAAGACATGACGCTTGCAGCAGCTCAACGCAAGTGGATGCACGACAGGCTGGATAAGTGGATTGATGGGGTAGAGGACTAATGAACATCCCCGCTGACCTACCAATGTGGATGCTGTGGTGGTACGGCGCATGGTGCGCATTCTTATTATTTTTAAAGTGGTGGTTTAAATGAAAGAATTGACTGATTTCCAGAAGAAGTTCTTTGCCCGCGGCACCAACTCACGGGTGTTCACGCAGGAGGAGTTTGACGAGGCGCTGGCGCTTGCCAAGGCCGAGATCATGCAGATCGCAATCAACACGACCAAGACCGCGATTTCAATCGAGCGCGAAGAGTGCGCCAAGCTCGTTGACGCGATGCGCAAGGGGCTCGATGGTGTGGACGTGCCGATGGTGCTGGACGTGGCGCTCGAGCAGCTCGCAACGCAGATTCGCGATAGGCTAACGAAGCAGCGGCATGGCTAAGGAACCCGATATGGAACTGAACGAGCAAGAGTTAAAAGGTATTGCGCAAATAGGCGCAGCAATACGCGCCAACGCGCAACAAGTAGGTGGCGCACACTACGCAGTCAAGGCCATACAGCCGTGGGACTTCATCATCGCCAACAACTTGGGCTACCTAGAGGGCAACATAGTGAAGTACGTTAGCAGGTGGAAAGACAAGGGCGGCGTTGAGGACCTGAAGAAGGCGCAGCACTACCTACAGAAACTTATTGAGGTGAGCCATGAAAAAATTTGACGGGCTTGAAAGCGCCCTAGTTGGCACAGCCGAAGTTTGGCAACCGGACGGTAACCGTGTCACCCGGGCAGTCTACGACGGCGAGAAGATCATCAAGCTGCTCATGCGAGACATGCCGCAGGGTGAGGCACGCGAGTACTGCGACTTCAACATCGAGGGCGGTTACCACGGTGAAGCCACACCTATTATTTTTTGGAATCACGATGAATGACGACGAGCTGTTCAAACTATACGCCGGCTTGGCGATGCAGGCCCTGATAACGGCCGCTAAGGTGCCTTGGGACCTAATCCCGCACTTGGCCAACGAGATGGCGCAAAAGATGATCGAGGAGCAACGCGATGACTGAAGAAGAAATCTGGCAACAACTTGAAGCCAAGCAACTTAAGATGAAGATCAAAGACGAGCAGTCAGAGGCGATACTCGCAGCGCAGCAATTTGTTGATGCCTGCGGCGCGTCTGAGCTCTCGATCATGACGTTGCGTAAGGCCTTCGAGATGGGCTTTAGACGTGGGAGGATGTGATGGCAGGATATTCGCTATCACTGATCAAGCAGATCAACGACACGCCCTTCACGCCCTTCACACGCTTGGCCATGAAGGCCATCGAGCTTGACGTGAGCATCGTGGATATTGCCGATCACCTAGAGGTGTCACGCACCGCGGTGTACGCGTGGTTCTTGGGCAGGTACGAGCCAAGCGCTGATAAATTTACCAAACTGGAGAAATACCTTGAACGAATGTGAACAGGCATACCAAGACTGGCTCAAACTGCTCGACGACGCCAACGCACGCGACCTGCTCGAGGACCCCTACAACATCTGGCTAGAGGCGTGGGAGCAGGCGCGCATTACACAGGAAAAACCTACTCCTTAGGCTTTGTGAGGTACCTGTAGCCAGCGCGAGCGAGCGCAGGTGCCTGCATCAACGCACCCGCGCCGATGCGTAGTGGATTGCGCGACATCATCATAAGCCCACCCACGCCGCCCAAGCCTGATATGGCAGCATTGCCGTAGTCACCTTGGTTGTACTCGTCAATTGCGCTTGCAATGTCGTAGCCTGAGGCGGCACCACCCACGATTGGCATCACCTTGCTTCTTGCCAGAATGTCACCTGCACCACCCACGATGTTTCTGATAGCCTGACTTGCGGAAGGTTGGGCAGCCCTGCGTGCTTCAACCGCCTGACGCGCCGCCTGCTGCTCTTGAATTTCACGCGGCAGCATCAGGTTCTCGCCGGGCACGAAGCCCCGTGTCTGGCCAGCAAGCGCCTGCGCCCTGCGAGCCTCATCCCAGACTGCGCCGTAGTTGCCTGCCCTTGATGCCTCGAGGTTAGTAATCGCAGGGGTCACTTGGTTTGCGTAGTTGATGACCGCTGCACCGCGACCCGTAGCTCTTGGTGGAACGCCTGCGGCTGACGCGGCACCCGGCGCGCCCTCAGCGGCCACAGTGCGTGCGATATCAGCAACAGAGGCCGTGGGTGCTGGTGTTGGTCGAAGCGCCCTGTAGGCCGCCACAGGCGCACCCACCGCCGCGCCAATGCCGGCTGGCACTAGATTGGCGTCGATGTCAGAGGTCGGCACTGCGGAGGACTCCTCCATGCGATCAACGTGGGTCGCGTAGTGGCCGCCCATGCCGCGCAGGCGCTCGGCGGCCTCCTCGTAGGGGGACTTTTTTTCGTCAGCCATTATTTGGGCGCTCCGTATGTGGTGATTGCTAGGTCACGATAAAGCTGGCCGTACTTCTTGGCAATATCCTTGTACTCCTGCGAGGTAAAGAACTGGTACGGCTTCTTGTTCGTGCCCTCGGTAGACGTCACGTAGTCGCCAAACGCGCCGGCAATTTCAAGCCTCTGGTCGGCCAACGCGCGCTCTTGAGCCAACCAGCTGTTGATGATCTTGGCCGTGTCGCGAATCGATGCCATCTGCTCTTTCTGCGTGAGCACGTCAAAGTTACTGATGGCCGGGCCAAACGCCGACTTGCCGTCCTTGGCCTTCTGTATAAAGATGGTTGACAGAATCATATCCATCTGACGCAGCTTCTCCTGCTTTTCGGGTGGCAATTGTTTTACAAACGCAGGATAGGCGTCGACACCGATGCCAAAGTTGTTGATCTTGACCCCGCTCTTTGCCAGCTCATACATCGCAGCACCAGCACCCTGCTTGAACATCAAGCCGAGCGCCTTCTTCATGTCGGGGTCGTTGTTGACGAGGTTATCAAGCGAGTCGTACAGACCCTGAGTGCGCAAGATGTCATCGGGATTGATTGTGCCAACTTCTTTGATTCTTGGCGCAAAGCTCTCTGCTCGCTGTGTGCTGGCGTTTGAAATCTGATCACGCTCAAATTTGATGTCTTCAGCTTTGCGTTTGTTGTACTCAGCGAGTGTTGACTTTACTATATCTTGCCAAGTGGCAAGTGTCGTTGTGCCACGCTGCGCTAGTACCTCGCCGTCTGGCGCAACAATCCTATCGGCCTCCACCTTAGGCGAACCCAGAGCCTCTGTTGCTGTTCTGACCGTGCCAGTAGTAGCCGCAGGAGCTGCGCTTGTTACAGGCTTGTTGGTTTCTTCAGTGCCGTGAAAATCAGCCTCTTCCCCGGGTGCTCTTGGGGGAGGTGTGCCTAACATGCCGTTGCCTGTGGGCGCGGGTTCGGCAGTGCCGCCACCTGCAGGGGTTGCCCGTGGTTGCCCAGTCCCACTAGGTTGAATGCCACCCATGCCACGGATCATCGGAACAATCTCAGGACCATACTTAGCAATCAAGTCGGCCTGCGTCATGCCCGCCTTGAACTCTTCAAGCAGCGTGTTTGCCATGTCCTTGTACTGGCCGAACATGGTCTTGGCTAGTTCCGTAATCTTGGGCGAACCGTAAAACAACGGCATCGCGGCGTTCAGGCGCTGCATCATGGCGGGGTTGTTCCGTGCCTGAGAGATGCCTGACTGAATGTCTTGCGGGGTCGTGCCGAGCACCTTAGCAAACGCGTTAAGGGCTTGCGCCTCCTTACCCATCTCGTACTTCTGGCCAACCAACTGCGCACGCATCTGGGCGATTGGCAGGGCTTGTTGTTCTTCCACTTCGCGCTGCTGACCAAGAACGCCCATTGCGCGACCAAAGCCCTCAGCAGCCGAGCCTGTGCGACCGGGGTCTGCCAAGGCTGCAGAGATCTTGAACCAAGGTATAGAGCTGCCCCTGTTTTCAAGCGCAGCGAGCACCTTGTCAACCGACTCGGAGTACTGCTTCTGAATGTCAGGATCAGCCAAGCTCATGCCTGTTGGCGCGGCGGGTAGTGCTGTTGTTGGGAGAGCCATAATTTATTCCTTAAATATTTGGATTCTCGCCGGGATATATACCGGTGCCGGGAACATACTCTGGAGTAGAACCACCCCCGCCACTGCTACCAAAGGTCTTGCTCAACCAATCGCCAATGTTGCTAATAGTGTTTTTACCACCGCCTGAAGGCGTCTGAAACAAGCCAGCAACGCCTGTACCCAACGAGCCAAGCTGCATGAGCGGCGAGGTCTGATACGCGCCCGGTATCGGACCCGTGTAAGTTGACGACACAGAAGTTGGAATTGTGAACCCTTTCATCAAAGCTGCTTGTTGCGCTGCAACCTGTAACGGGAACAACTGCTGGTTCTGAGCCATCTGCTGCTGCTGACCGCCCATTGTGCTGAGCGCGTTCACGTCACCCATGCCCAAGTTCTGCGTCGTGGTGCCTAGCGTACCCATCTGAGCGCCGCCCATCATCTGACGCTGCAGATCAGCTTGCGCAGTAGTCAGCGCGTTCTGGTAGCCGCTTGCGAGCAGACCCTGCTGTTGGCCGCCCAAGTTCTGCAGTGCACCAGTAATGTTCTGACCAAGCACGTTAGCACCGCGAGTCGAGCCGAACTGACCGCTACCCACCGCACCCGCGGTTGCCTGAGGCGATATCGTGTTGCGAATGTTCTGCAGACCTAAGCGACCTGCCTCATCAACCACGTTTCTCAAGTACGGATTCATGTAGCCCTGAGCTAAGTCAGGCGCACCCGTTGTTGCGGCGTTCATCGTGAGTGCGTTTGCAGAGGCTAGGTTAGGCTGGTAGTTACCAACGTTCGCAGCCGTCTGGTTAAACGCCTGCTGCTGCAGAGGTTGCGCACCGATGTACTGGGCGTTCGCACCTGCTGCCGTGCTCGTACCCGCCAAGTTGTTCAGGTAGTCCATGTACCACGCGGGTGCCGCGGTCGCCTGCTGCTGCGTGGTCGTGATGTTAGGTAGCGCCGCACCCTGAGTGAATGATCCGCTCGCAGGCGTAGAGGGCGTGCCAAGCTGAGGGGGCGTCACGTAATTAGACGGCGCAGCGGTCAGGTTCGGACCCGTCGCGGCGTTGAACGTTGCGCCCGGTGTGGGTGCCGCAGGAGTAGCCGCCGCGGCAGTCAGTGGGGAGACTGGCACAGACGTCGGGTCAAAAGTTGTCAGATCAATGTCAGCCATGATTATTTCCTTCTTACGTTTTGCAGCGCTTCTTTCATGTACTCAAGAGGCGACGCTTTTGGTGGTATTTTATCAGCGGGTGCTGACCTTGTGTGATCTCTTAACGACTCGCGAAACGCATCTAGCAGCTTAGCGCCTGCGTCAGATGAGCCGTTACCAAGCGTTGAAACAGTCGATGCGTCGAACACGTATTCACCGTCGGCGAGCATCGCGGGGATGTCGTCCGACTGCCCGTCGCCTCGACCCCTGACGTAGTGGCCAGTTGCGCCCGTAATGAATTCTGGGATGTGCTCGCCCTCGCCGTGAGCCTGACCGCCCTCAGCCATCGTGCCTGTGGGCAGGGTTGCGATGCCTGTGCCTGCCATAGCGAGCGGGTTAGTGCCCGAGCCTTGGTAGAGCCAGTCTGAGCCTGCTTTCTGACCCGTTGGGATGACAGGGATGCCGGGCGTGGGCTTGCCCATCAATTGGCTACCCGCAAACGTCGTAGGATTGCCCCCAGACGTGTCAGAGCCGTAGGTGAAGTAGTTAGGTGCTTGGCGTTTTTGCAACACGCCATAGAGACGCGGATCTAGCCCCGAAATGCCTTGCTGCATCTGCGCAAGCTGTAGGGGGCTGCCGCCCTCTGCGGCTCGTATGGGCGCTGGTGAGCCAAGCTGCTGATACACGTTGTAGTTCTCAAATGGGTTGTATTCGTTCACGTTCACACCTTGCAAGAATGTACTTTGTAAGTTACCGGGCAGCGCCCCGATCGTTGTGCCCTGAGCGCCCACGCCATACATATACGATGGCGTCATTGTTGTGGCGGGGGCTGATGCTTTGGGCGTGGCCGTAGGGGGCGTGATCGCTGCCTGCACCAACGGCGGTGGGTTAATGATAGGCGGGTTTACATCAACCGCAGGCGGGTTGACGGGGTTAACCGGTGGGTTGACAACTGGGTTAACTGGATTGACGCTAGGCGGTGGTGGGTTGACACCAGTCGGCGGCGGCGCAGGCGGCAGCGGGGGCCTGACTGGCAAGTTAGGCTTGACAGGCGTAAGTGGCGCTACAGGATCAGGGTATGGCTTAGGTTGAGGCCGTGGTTGTGGTTGGGGCTGTGGCAGTGGCTGCGGCTGTGGCGTAGGCGAAACCATCTCGCCTAGCTCAGTTTTCCTGCCAGCGTTGTCTAACAACCCGAGTTGAATTGCCTCAGCGGGCGTGATGCCGAGCTTGGATGCGTTACTGAGCATCGCCAACTTAGCGGGCAGTTGCTCGTCAAGGTTTTTAAGCTGATTCGTCGCCTCATCAACCTGCTTTAAGATGACCTCTGGTGGGGCGGCTTTATTATCAAAGGTGTTTTTAATACCGTCAATAACGTCGTCAGAGTACGCACCCTCAGTAAACGTTTTATTCCAAAAATCTATAACAGACGGCTTAACGCCCTCTGGCGCGTAAGTCTTAACCGTAGTGTCAATCAACGACTTCTCAGCCTGCCGTTGCGGCTCAGCGCGACCGTCTCTGCTTTGATCAATAACGCTCTTGAGCTCGGTGATGGTTGCCAACGAATTTGCGTCAAGCCGTGGCCCCAAGTTTATTGGGCTGACTGTGGGCTCTGCAAGCGTTGTAGGTAACGCACCACGAGACTCAGGCGCAAGCTGCGTAACAGGCGCGGCTCTTGATACCTCAGGTACGTCGTAAGTCGGAATACGATCAGCCGCATCAAATGCGTCATTAAAAATGCTTGCAACGTCTCTAGACGGTGCAACCACTTCGGCTGGTGTATAACCCAAAGCAGGCGCAGGTGCTGACAACCTCTCAGGGCTTACATAAGATGGTGCCTCGTCAATTATCTCACCGAGGTTGATGTTCCTTGTGGGGCTCTCGCCACGCATCAAGCTAGTGTCTGGTGCTCGAGTCAAGTCAGCAACCGTAGCACCTAAATTGTAAGCCCCTGTGGGGCTTTCGTTCACAACGCCTGTGGCTGCATCAGCGTAGCCACGACCAACGTCTTTGACGGCCGCACCGGCCTCTCTAACCGTAGATAGGGCAGTACCGGGGCGCATCAAAATAGAGTCTGTTATTAACCGGATATCGCCCGCGGGCAAGCCTGTCTTCTCAGCCAAATAATCAGCGCCCTTATCTAAGTTCTCGCTGATAAAACGTAGGGCTTGACCGCTTGCCTCGCTCGTGTAGCCCGAGGTGTTAGTTACGCCAAACGCCTTACCAAACGGGTTACTAAGCGCCTCGGCTACCCTGTTCGATATTTCGCGCATCAGCTCTGGGTTGGCTTGGTAGTCCTTGCCAATCATAGACGCAGTCAGTTGGGCTATTTGGTCGCCCGTTCGCAGACCAAGGTAAGACGCCATCTGGGCAACGCTAGGTATGATAGCGCCCACTGTGTTGTCTAAAGCCGAGGCAACGCCTTGGCCAAAAGTCGCCAATCTACTCTGTGCCGGCGCTAAGTCACCGTACTCGCCTAAGAAGCTGCCCGCGGTGGTATCGGTGCTAGGAGCCATGCTCCTTGGCCCGTACACCTCGTTGCCTTGAGCATCTCTGTAATATATGTAGTCATCGCCGCTTGGCACAGCAACAGGATCCACATCGCTCGTTGTTGCGCCGGCATAAGTGCCTAAGGGCGCACCAACGGTGGGTGTATAGTTAGCAAAGAACTGATTGATATCGTTTGGGTTGCTCGCGCCTTGATTGATTGCAGCCTGCACCAAAGGCGGTGCCGCAGGCGTGTACTCAACGCCCGAGGCGCTGCTTGGCAGGTTCTGAATGACTCTGTCAAGCGCTGCATCCGCGTCATAAGGCGCTGTGTCTAATTCAGTGCCAACGGGCGACCTGTTTGACCCTTCAATAGGCAGAGCCAGAGCGTTTGTTGCGCCTGTCTCGTACTTGACCGAGTCAATGGTTGATGTGAGTGCGTTTGTGATATTGGCTTTAATGTCCTGCACGACTTGGCTGTTGCCGATCATGCCCGCAACGCTTGTCAGCCCAGAGTTGACCGCACCCATGATCGCAGCCGTGCCAACGTCACCGCCTCGGATTGCGGTGATAACAGAGCTTGAGATTGCTGAGTTGATAGCCTTCTGAATGCTCGGGTTAGTGATGCCCGCGCCGTTCAATATGTCCGATGTGCTTGCAGGCACCACGTTTGCGAGCGTAGCCGTCAACGCACCGCTTAGCGCCGCCTGTACTGGGTCTCTACCCGTAGCCGCTGCTGTTGCCGTTGCGATTGCAGTTTGAGTGCCAATCTGAGCGAGTGCGCCGCCGCCTAACAAGTCTGCCCCTGCAACGCCTGCGCCGCCTGCAACAGCGCCCAAAGCGCCTGCTTTGAGCACGTCGCCGATGTTGCCACCCTGTGCGGCAGTCACAGCAGCGTTAATTGCTGCAGTCTTTGCGGCCTGCGTTGCCGCAGCGCCCCAGTTGATACCCTGAGACGCAAGCTGACCGCCCATTGTTGCAGCAGCACCTGCCTCAGAGAGCGTGCCGCCCATTAAACTAGCCGCCTCTGCTGCGGTAAGCCCACCGGCAGCACCTGCGCCCAACCCTGCCGCGTTCAGTAACGCACCGCCAACGCCGCCTGTTGCCATTGTTGCGGCAAGTAGCAAAGCGCCCTGCGCCATATCAGCAGGAATTTGACCGCCGTATTTTCTTTCGTTTATGTACAGCAGATCCTTGACCGTGCTACCCGTTTCAGCAGGTACACCAGTGTTATAAATCGTCGTGCCACCAGTATTGGGGTCAATAAACAGCAACTGACCCTGTTCGTTGCGCTGCTGAATTTTGCTGTCAAGCGACGCTGTCTCATTCGGTTTAAGCGCCAGCCCAAGCGACATCGGGTCAAGAATCAGCTCGCCTTCTCGTGTATTTAACCCCGCACGAACCGCGTCAACTAAGACACCTTTTAAATTGCCTTGCTCGTCATAAAACTGCGTTGGCGTGCCTTCAAAGTTTGGTGCTAGATGCTGCGCCAAGGTGTTTGGGTCAACTGGAGTAACACCTGTGGCTTGCACAGGCTGTCCTACTTCCTTTCTATCACCGCCAATTACGTCACGGTAGTATGGTGCGCTGTATGCGCCTGTAAACTCGTCATAAGACTCTGGTTGCAACTCCCACTGTGCCGGCTTGGCCGCGGCGGTTAAAGGTGCAACAGGCGCTACAGGTGACAAGCCTCTTGATTGCCCTTCGGCGCTCGTCCTGAGTTGTTCTCTTATCTGCTCGCCCGTCATACCCGCGTTCAGCCCAGCGGTAAAGGTAGCCATACCGCTTGCGTCAGCTTGCCGACCAAAAGTCTGTTGGTAAATGTCGTTTACTGTCTGTCCCCATTGATTTACGGGGGCAAGAGGTGCGCGAACTGGGTCTGACACCACAGGCGCAGGGGCAGCAGGGGCAGGCGCAGCTTCAGCAGCGGGTGCAGAATAAGCAAGCGCAGCTTCTTGCGCGGGTGCGGGTTCTGGAGCAGGTGCAGGCGCAGTCCATCCACCAGCACCGTCAGGCACTGGCTCAGGCGCTGCATTCCAACCACCGTATCCGTCAGCGCCGTAACTTGTGTCAACGTAATCGCCACTAACGTAGCCGCCACCACCAAACAACCGTAGACCACGCCCACCGACAGGTGTACCACGCCCTTGAAAGGCTCTAAGCGGTAGCAGGTCTAGGGTGTATTTCATATTTTCGTGAAATTCTTTTCGTAATTGATGTAGCCGAGCCCTTCAAGTAGCGGCGTGTAGTCTTGGTAAGTCTTGCAACTCACCATAATGCGCTTAACCCCGCCCGCTTTTAATGCGCCTTCAGCGTTCTCAAACATCTTCTTGCCCCACCCGCGCCTGCGATACTCAGGCTTTAGGTAGTACCAGTCCTCGATTGCCACCAAATAACTTTTGTGCCGAATGTGCGGGTGCACCCAAAAACCAATCCAACCAACTAATTCGCCATCAACTCGGCAGGTGATAAGGCAGTACATTTTCTGAGACCTGCCGTACCGATCCCAATCAATATCAAGCGCTGTGTCGCTAAAAAAGTTTACCTCCGCGTGATGATCAACCGTCAACGGCTTGAGCTCATCAACGACATCACTGATATGCTCAAGTTTAAACTCTGGCGTCATGGCTGTATGCTCATAATGCCGACGAGCGACGCCGCCCAGTCTGACCATTCAGCAAAGCTGCGGCTGTCTGGAATGTTTGAGCTCATAAAGTAACCATTGCCCGCCATCGCGTCGCCCCACTCGCGCCACCTGTTTTCGGTGACCACGCCTAGTTGCTGAGGCGCAAACAGCTCGTTCATGAGCGAGCACCATGAGTCCCAAGTGTGGCCGCGGGGATCATACGAGGTCATGGGTTGCCCGTTGAGCGCATGTCGCCCACGTCT